GAAGACTCAGTTCCATATGATATTTGGTTAAAAAAAGGATTTATTACTTTAACTGATGGTAGTCAGAATGATTTTACTTTAGTAACTGATTGGTTTAAGAAGATGTTAAGAGAACATCAAATTAGACCTTTATGGGTAGGATATGATCCTTGGAATTCTCAATACTGGGTTAATGAGATGGAAGAGTATGGTTTCACAATGGAAAAGATACGCCAGGGTGTATATACATTATCTGAACCTATGAAACAACTAGAAGCTGATTTAAAGAATAAAGTTGTTATCTATGATAACAATCCAATCCTTAAATGGTGTATGGCAAATACTCAAGCCAAGGTTGATGTAAATGGTAATATCCAACCATGTAAATTAAATAGCAAGTATAAGCGAATTGATGGATGTGTTGCATTAATAATTGCTTATGCTGTTTTAAATAGATATAAAACTGATTATGAAGCTATGATTACTTAAATCATTGTGATATAATAAAGTATCAAAATATCGATTAAAGGAATGATGTTATATGTTTAAAAAAGTATTTTTAATAGTGGCTTCATTGCTTTGTTTCTTATCATTATCTTCATGTGATTCGAGTTCTATTTCAAACACTAGTACATCCGGCGATACAAGTATAAAAACGAGTACGAATGATAGTACAACAGATACTGGTAAAACAAAAAATGATAATTATTCAATAACGGTATCTTCATATGAAAATGGAAGTATAACTGTGAATAAAACAACTGCAAAGTCGGGCGATACAATTACAGTAATTCCAAATGCAAATACAGGATATATGCTCGATACAACAAAATTATCATATGTAGGTTCGGACAGTACTTATGAGTATAAGATTTCAAACGGGTCATTTACAATGCCGGCATTTAACATAACTATAAAAGCGGTGTTTGTAAAAGCATGTAGTGTAAATTTTATTGTTAATGGCGCATTAGAATATACAGAAGTAGTTAAAGAAGGAAGTATTCCTACAGAGTATAGAAATCATATAACTAATCAGTATCATGCACTTAATATTTATACTAATCCAAGCTGTACAAGATTTTATGGCTCAACAAAAATAACTGAAGATACAACACTTTATTGTACTCGTAAGTTGGATTTGTTTTCTAATGTATCAGCAAATAAAAATAAGGTTGAATACAGTGCTACAGGAACTAATGATATGTTAGCTAATGTAATAACAAATGCTAAATGTACTTTATATAAAGAAGCTTATTTTAAAATCCCTTTAAAAATAGGTGAATTAGCAATTGTTACTACTGATACAAAATATCAAAAAATGAGTTCATATTTGATGCTAAGCTTAGCAGGAGCTAGAGGAGAAGCTTTAAATGGTGGAACATTTAATAGTTTTACTAGAACTGAAGATTTCTATGGACATAATGTTTTGATTTTCTCTGTAACACAGCCTGGTGATTATTATGTTGTAGTAACTTATAGTCCTGAAGCTTTAGAACAGTTTGGGGCTTCGTTCTTATCCACGTTTGAATATGTCTTTGACGTTACCGCAGTTATAAATGATGGATATTTATTATAGTTTATTAGCTTACCTTAAATGGTAGGCTTTTATTTTGCAGCAAGGAGGTATTAGATGGGATTATTTAAAAGAAAAAAGAAAGTTAATGAACCTGTAACGGCATTCAAAACTGTAACAAATACATTGATGCCTTTCGTACCTTTTGGTGATTCAATAACTAATTCTGATGTAGTAAAGATGTGTATAGATAGGGTTGCAACTCAATGTGCAAAACTTAAAATGTCTTATATCAAAATCAATGATAAGGGTGAGGAAATAGAAAAGAATGGTGATATAACATTTGCATTAAAGTATAGACCTAATGAATATATGACACCATTCCAATTTTTATATAAATTAATCACTTTATTACTCTTAAATGATAATGCCTTTGTTTATCCTTTATACGATAGACTTGAAGGTACTTTAAAAGGATTATATCCTTTAAGACCTCAAATAGTAGAACCTATAATGGATGAATCAAATAGTCTTTATTTAAAGTTTTATTTTGAAGATGGAACACAATATATGCTCCCATATGAGAATGTAATTCATATAAAGAAGTTCTATGGGCAAAATGATATCTTTGGTGGTTCTGGTTCTAGAGGTGACCATGAAGCATTAATAAAGACATTAAAGATTAATGATGCATTACTGCAAGGAGTTGAAGGTGCTGTTTATTCATCATTTCAAATAAGAGGTATTGTTAAGATAAACGGTATCCTAAAAGAAGCTGACAAGCAAAAGCAAATTGATGAGTTTAATCGAGCCATAAAGAAGTCCGGTGAAGATGGAAGTGCAGTAATACCAATTGATAGTAAAAGTGATTATATACCACTTAATAGTGATCCTAAACTAGTAGAATCAACTACCTTAGATTTTATACAGTCAAAGATATTAGATTATTTTGGTGTATCTAAGGCTATACTAGCAAATGATTATAATGAAGATGAATTCAATGCATTTTATGAATCAACGATAGAGCCTATTGCTATACAAGTTAGCGAGGCTTTTTCTTTAGGTTTATTAACTGATAATCAACTAGAACGTGGTGAGAAGATTGTCTTATTCTCAGAGAGACTTCAATATGCATCATGGCAAACAAAAGTAAATGCCATCGAAAAACTAATGGGACTTGGAGTCATGACCTTAAATGAATCTAGAGCCTTACTTGGTTTAGAACCAATTGAAGGCGGAGATAAGAGATTGCAATCACTAAATTATGTTGATGCTGATAAAGCAAATGAATACCAAGTAGGAAACAAGGAGGATAACAATGAAGTTTGAAAAGGAAGTAAGACTTGCAGAAATGCGAGTTGAAGAAGCAGAAGATAAAATGATACTTGAAGGCTATGCGATAGTCTTTGAAGAAGAAACATTAATAGGTGATGAAGAGCGTGGATTTAGAGAAGTAATTTCAAGAGACTCTTTATCAAAAGCAAATATGAAGGATGTTCCATTAAAGTATAACCATATGGACTCCTTTTTAATTTTGGCAAGAACTAAGAATAAATCACTTAGCTTGTCAGTTGATGAAAAAGGTTTAAAGGTTCATGCAGAGCTACTTAATACAACTACAAATCAGGATGTATATAAGATGGTCAAGGCTGGACTTTTAGATAAGATGAGTTTTGCATTCACTGTCAAAAAGCAAAGCTGGGATAGAAAAGCAGAGATACCTCTAAGACGTATAGAGGAAATTGACAGACTTTATGATGTGTCAGTAGTTGACTTGCCGGCATATGAAGGCACATCAATTTATTCACGTTCTTTAGATTTAGTGGAGACTGAACTAAAGGCTATGGATTTAGCTAAGCGTGAAGAGGAAGCAAAAGTAATCAGAAAAAGAATAAGCATTAAAACATTAATTTAACGGAGGATAACAACATGAATTTAAATGCTAGAAAAAATGAAATCGAGGCTAGACTTGCTGAAATTAGAGGGCTAGTTGATAAGGAGACTGATACTGAAAAGTTATCAGCATATGAAAAGGAATGCGACGATCTACAAAATGAGCGTTCACAAATTGTAGCAAAGTTAAATATTGCTGATAAGACAATTGTAAAGCCAATTGTTGTAGAGAAGAATTCAGTGGATAAGACTGAATTAGAGGCTCGTGCTAAATCAATGAGAGAAGGTAGAACCATCACTGTAGCAGCTGATGAAATCTTATTACCTAACCATGTTGATACTACACTTGCTCCATATCCATTCCAAGAAGTATCTACATTAGTAGATAAGGTTAAGGTTGTTAATTTAAAGGGTGGAGAAACATATACAAAGTCTTTTGTAAAATCTCATGGAACTGCAGGATTAACAACTGAAGGTCAAGCATATACTGAAACTGAACCTGAATTCGGATATGCAACTATCTCAAAGGTAAAGATGACAGCTTACACTGAAATTACTGAAGAGTTAGAAAAGTTACCTGCAATTGATTATCAAGCAGAAGTTGTAAAGAACATCAACGTATCATTACGTAAGAAGTTATCTCAGCAATTATTACTTGGTGCAGGTACAACTAATACATTCAAGGGTATCTTCTCTGATGCCTGCGAAGCACTAGAAGACTCTGAAGATTTAGAGTTAACTACAATCGATGAAAACACACTTGATGATATCGTATTTGCCTATGGTGGAGACGAAGAAGTCGAGGGTGGTGCTGTTCTAATCTTAAATAAGAATGACTTACGTGCATTTGCTAGATTAAGAACTGCAGAAGGACGTAAGGTTCATACAATTGATTATAAGAATTCTACAATCGATGGAATTCCATATATTATCAATTCAAACTGTAAGGCAATCACTGATACAGCAACTGAAGCTGGAGATTATGCAATGGCTTATGGTGCATTAACTAATTATGAAGTTGCAATCTTCTCTGGTGTAGATATTGCAAAATCAACAGACTATAAGTTCAAAGATGGTATTATCTGCTATAAGGCTTCAGTGTTTACTGGTGGTAATGTTATCGGTTATGATGGTTTCTTAAGAATTAAGAAGGGTACAACAACTACTCCAACAACTACTGAAGAACCAGAAACACCAGGAACAGGAAACTAGTAGGTGACCTATGAGTAGTGCAAGAGATAATACCCAATTCCTCAACAAAGTAAAATCAACTTTGATGATTCAAGAAGGTGATACCTTTGTTGATGAGGAATTACAACTTCATATTGAATCAGCAACTGAACTACTCATTTCTATGGGTATAACAGAAAGCCTAGCAAATTCTAATCACCCTTTAGTTGAAGGTTTGATTATTATCTATGTTAAGACTTATTTTGGATTTAAAGCGGATGGATCAGTGAGAGAACTACCACAAAGTTTTCATTTGCTGGTCCGCCAGCTTTGTTTAACTATGGAGGGTGTCGATGCATCCTAGTTCAGGTAATACCAAAATAACATTACTCAAAATAGATTCAATTACTGATTCAATTGGAGTTAAAAGAGTAAGGATAGTAAGTTCACATGAGGTTATTGGCTTTACTAGGTCATTAACTACTAGTGAATATACTAACCAAACATCAGTATCTAAAATCTTTGATTTTAAAGTTTTAATCCAATCATTCTTATACAAAGCTGAAAAGTACGCACTTATAAATGATGAGATATATAAGATTGAAAGGACATATTTAAATGGCCAATATCAAGAATTATATTTCACATCAAGTAATTATAAGATTGAGGACTTAGTAAATGATAGTGAAAATTGATAATCTTGGTGTAGCTATAGAATCACTCGTTGATGATTACGTCATTGATGTTAATGATTTAGTAGAAGATAGATTGGATAAAACAGCTGATGACATACTAGATTATATTCAAAAGTACTGTCCAAAAAGCAGTGGAGGGAGCAAGCATTTATCCGATACATTTGTTAAAACAGTATTTGGCGATGGTAAGGATAAAGTGATATACATATCATCACAAGAAAAGGGAAGACTCGTTCATCTTGTAGAGCTTGGATTCAAGCATAGGAGTGGTAAACATGTGGCACCAAGACCATTTATGAGACCTGCCTATGATAAGTTTACGCCTCAAATGTTAGAGAATATAAAAAGAATAATTAATGGAGGTAAGAGCTTGTGAATTTAGAAGACTTATATTCCATTTTAAATGAAGTACTAGAGAATAGGGTTTGCTATGGAACTAATGTTTACGATGATGAAAGTAATGTTGACATGCCATACATTGTGTATCAAGAAACATCAAAGTTTCCTATTGGATACCATGATGACATGCCAATATTATATAAATCAACAATACAAATCACTCTAGTTACAAAGGACAAAACGCCTGAGCTTGAAAAAAGACTCGAAAGTTATTTATTAAATAATGGAATTGCCTATGAAATGATTAATGAATTTTCTAATTCAGATAAATCAATAAATAGGATTTATGAAATTAAAATGGAGGAATAAACAATGGCTAATAATATAGTAAGTTTTGGTTTAAAGAATGTACATTATTCAATTGCAACACAAGCAAATGATGGTACATGGAGTTTTGCTACACCTGTTGCCTTAAAAGGTGCTCAGGAATTCACAAGTGATATTGTAGGTGGTTCAACTCCTGTATATGCTGATGATCAGGTTGTTGCAACACTTAATCAAAATGCTGGAAGAAGTAT